AGACAAAGAGGCAAAGGCATCGACCATTGCCGCGCCAGAGCCTGCGCCGTCAGAATAGATAGCTTTAGTATCACCTGGTGGGATTGTAATATTAGCCCCAGACCCTTGGGATATGATGATGTTCTGGGAACCAGAGGTTCCGTTCTCAATAAACCACAACTTGCTAACCGTGTTTGGCGCTATCGTGATCGTACAAGCAGAATCTAAAGTTCCGGTGTACTTCAAAAACATTGAGCGGCCAGGATCAGAAGCCCCATCCGCAATCGTAGTAGTGTGCGTGTCTGCGTTTGTTGTAATTGCCTCAGTTCCAAAAGAGAATGCTTCTGCAATTAATTCTAAGTTTGTGTTAGTGGTATCACCCCAAGTTCCTGACTGTTCGCCGGAACCTATTTCCTCTAACCGTAAATCATTTGTATATACACTTGCCATTTTATTTTCCTATGCTGCAATGTCCGCCCAAGACGGTGTTTGCGATGGGGTAACCCCCGTGAAATTTGATGTCTGGGACGGTATAATTAATCCCCAAGGTTGTTCTAATTCGCCTATCTCACCCGTAGCCGAAACTCCAGTTACCGTTACATTAGCATTTCCAGTGATTGCTGTCGATGCACTGTTGACCGAGGCTGTCATCGTTACCATTGTATTGGTGGTAAAGAAACTACCTAGTGTGGTTGTGCCGACAACACCTGTAACAGTAACATTGGCATTACCTGTAATCGTTGCAGAACCTACGGCACCTGTGGAGGTAACGCCCATATTCGTAGTAAATAAATTACCTAATGCGGAGGTTCCTGCAACTCCCGTTACCGAAACATTCGCGTCACCTGTAATCGTTGCAGAACCTACACCACCTGTAGCAGTAACATCAAAAGTAGGACTCGTATTCCAAGTGCTTGTATTCCAAGCTCTTGTTACACTGTTCCAACCTATAAACGCTACAGAGGTAGACATTAGGCTATCCGGATAATTGCGTTACTCGCATCAGCGGTGGGAAAGATAATTGTAAAGTCCCCGCTACTAGCTGCCTTATCAGCCCCAAAGTCCAACACACAAACCGTTGGGTCCCCAGAGGCTGGAGCGTTATAGATCAATGCACCACGAACCGCTGAGATGGTTACGTTAGAAAACACCTCATCCGCAAAGTCTGTGAAAGCAGTAGTGCTGCTAGACGTTGGCGTAACGCTGGTTAAGAACTGACCACCGGCGCTATAATTAGTGCCACTAATCTCGTTGGTTGCTGTGTACGCAGTAGTCGCAGCGTTAAAACTGGCGCTGTTGTCATACAAAGCAACCTTAAATACGTTGCTTGCTGCTGTAAAATTATGAACACCCTTCATCAGTTCCACTTTGAACGAGGTGCATAAGAAGTTTCCACTAAAAGCCATTTACATTTTCCTTATATACTCGGCCAGTTCTGGCTGACCGGCGTCCTTGATTGCATTATATACCGTAGTTCTATCGCTTTGGATAGCCTGTCGCATATATAATGCGATAGTCTTCTCCACTGCATCTCGGTACTCTCTTGCTTGGTCCCGAATCGCTGGGGGGGCGTTTTCAGAAATTCCAACTATTTTATTAGCACAACGCTGTGCAACTTCCTCTGGGGTGGACCCTCGGTTGTTGGTCGTAGACACTTCAACTTTGAAGTCATTCGACATTGTGACAGGGAAAGACATGTTATTCATAAATTAAATCCTTATGTTTTAGTTCGAATGATTTGACCCGTTCGGTAATCATCCGTCACTTCTTGAGCTTCGCCTAGGTTCTTTAATCGGCCTATAGCCTCACCAAACCTTTGCGTGTATTGTTGCATCATCTGTGGATCCCCTTTCATGTAGAGATACGCTTCAGATAAAGAGCCGTATAACATCGCCATCTCTGCATTTTCGCTTAACCAGGTTACTGTAGTATCTGCCCCGATAGCAGAAATAGTAGCCGTGGCGCCGCTCGGACTAGCAGTAATTGTTTCTCCAACAGTGTAATCCCCGCTAGGAATTACAACAATTAAAGATGTACTGGACGGAACAGAATCTACGCCACTACTTTCTCCACTTGTACCGCCTGTAATCGTATCACTTGCAGTAAATGTACCCGTCACACTGGTTAAGGTAAGAGTAAAGCTACTCTGCGTTAAACTCTCAGGTCGGTAAAAGTAATGTAGTTCGGCACTAAAACTGCTATTTGGCGTGGGGGCCAAGATAAAATTATCTAAATCATATTGCCCATAATATTTAGGAGACCCTGTTGTAGCAGGATTAGGGTTGTAAGACTGAATAAACTCTGAATCTTTAAAGTCTACAAATGTAGTTTCACTATTACCATCAGTGTATGAAAGAGCGAACGGCGCTAAGAAGTCACTAGGCACAGACAAGAACTTGTTAGACGATGTCATCTGACCAGCTACATTTTTGCGAAACAAACTTAACTGCACATTTTTTAGTATGCGTTCTTCCGTTAGTCTAATAAACACCGGAAAGTTAGCAATGAATGATGTCTCATTGTTTTCTGTGTATTGTTCTATGGCAGTTTTTAGCTGCGTATATGTAAAACTCATGTTGTCACCGTCACTTCTCCTACCGACCCAGTAGCTTCTAGGTTGTTAGGGGGGTTGATTCCGTTGTATGGCGGACCACCAACAGGGTTCCAGCCCCACTGAATGTTTCGCTCCTCTACCAAGTTAGGCTCCGGTCTAGGGTTTCTCAAAGCTTGTGGATCTGGACTTATCCGAAGAGGTAACAGTTGAGGGTGCTTGGGCTCAAACTCATCCGGACCGACTAACGCGCCAGTCCATTCCTTCTTCATTTCTCGCAAGCGATAACGAAAACCAGATCTATCTGAAATTCCGTATGCTTTATTTCCAGATGCAAATGCCATTATGCCCTCAAGTATTGAATACTAGGTTGAAGTTTAAGAGGCGTTCTATTCTCATCCTCGTCAGAGGCCCTCTGAAACTCTTCCTCGTATATAACCTTTAGATACTGCAACCTTTCTGGCGCACGTTTCATCGCGATGTAATACGCAAGTCCCGCAACCATACAAGGGTAAAACCTAAACGGCAGGTCTGTGGTGTTCGCATATGCCCCAGCATCCTCAATGCGATCGACATAATAATAAACCAACTGATCTGTGGAGTTATCTGGAACATTCCAAAGGTTAAGTACTGGGTCAATCTGCCTGTCAAAATAAAATTGACTAGGCCGACCTTGTGTAGTTTTGTTTGGTAGGTTTAGATAATCGCCCCTGCTTATTCTACTCAACTCATAATCTGTACCACTTTTACGCAGGACCACCTCTAGTATATCAGCAGAACTTTGTGTTGCAGAGAAATCAACCACAGCAGATACGGTAGTCGTAGCTCCACTAACGCTCCCAGTTATGGTTTCATTTATAGCGAAAGTTCCTACAGGGTAAGTTATTGCAAGAGACGTGCTAGAAACAACGCTGGTAATAATAGCTGTAGCAGCACTTGTCCCACCAGATATTGTTTCAGCCACGTTAAACGATGCGGTGGACGCAACGCTAATTGTCAACGTGCCAACAGGATAAGACGCAACACCTATCGCCAAGTCCAACACCTTCTGTTTAACTGTCCACAGATTTAATCCGCGGTTAGTCCACTCAGCAAACATTAAATTCATAGATCTACGAGCGGTCTTAATCTCGTATCCAGTACGAGCCTCTAGACCACACCGCTCATAAGCTTCTTCAATAACCTCTGCAACATCGAGGTTGAAAGTCCTGGTTCCAGAAGTTGTCATGCTTTATCCCATCTTAGTGTCGCGTACACCGCGACCTGACAGAACAACGCCGCCGTTCATGTATCTCTTCTTCATTGCACCGGTAGTTTTAACAACNCCNCCGTTCTGCATCTTCTTCTTAGGAATAACTCCACGCCCCATAAGAACGTCTTTCTGAGTAATTTTACCGTCNCCACTTAAATCTTTCATCAATACGTCCTCGCTTTACGTTTCACCGAAGACACTCTACGAGGCTTTCCCGCAGGCTGTCCTAGCTTTCTTTTCTCTTTTACCTTACTACTTTTTTCNGAGGCTGTCATTTCTTTTGACGTTTTAGGGGTCTTGGAACTTATTCTCTTGCTGGGCCGGCAATAAGGNGTAGCTCTTTTCTCCCCTTTCTTGCGGCCACAAGGCTTCCCAGAACTGACATCCTTCCAGTCCTCTTTGAACCACCNCTTGAGGGCAGCACCNTCTTTTGTTTTACGAACNGCCATCAGTAATTATTCGTTTCTTTACGACGAGATTCTTGTACAGAACCACATCCATTAGCAATATAACCGCCGTTCTTTAACTTTTTCTTGACCGGCCGTTTTCGTTTAGAAGATTCTCCCCAGTTTGACGCCCCCACTTTGCGGCATTTGGCTATTGCTCCGCTTGCGTATGCGCTTGGGAATACTTTGTATCTTGCTTTGACTTTCTTGTAACAAGCGTCTTTGGGCATTATTTTTTCTCCCCATTGAAGGCGTGGATATCTGCTTCGACATCTGTGATCGGGTGAGTGTCATTAGCTACCTCTGTCCTTAAAAATTCTTGCCACATCGGTTGGATCATTTTAAAGTTCTGATCAACCTTGTATACTACAACCGCCATCTGAGCGTTCATTGTAAACAAAGTTATCGCGCCCCAACTTAAAACCCCTAGGATTACAACAGACACAAGGTTATTTAAATCAATCTTCATTTAACATTTCCAACGCTTGCGCGCTGCCTTGCCTCTTTCTCCGGTCCAACCTTTTGATCTAGCACAAAAAGATTTCTTACGACCTTTCTCGCTCTTAGACTTAGGGTTGGGCGCAGGAGCTTTAAGTTTGCTACCTGTTGCTTTGTTGTATTTAGCGCGACCTTTTGCAGTAAGCCCAGCGCCCTTTTTTACAGACAACTTCTCGCCGCGACCAACTGAGAGATTAACTTTTTTCTTATCAGCCATAGCAAGTAGTTCCTAGTTTAAGCGTGGTAGAACATCATTAAATCAACGGTTCCTACAATAAACGTAACAAAACAACCGCTCTTAAACAAAATACCTTCATCAGGAAATCCACGGGCACCGTCTGACAGATTGTCCGTTCCAGTTGATCTAAACTGTATTAGCTCTGTACCTGTGGCACCTCCGTCTCTAAGGTTAGCTTTTCCTGCGGTTCCACCAGACACAAAAGAAAACCCTTGTAATCGAGTGCGGCCTGCAAAAATAACACCTAAAGCATTGTTGTTGATTCCAGCAGATACGTTACCCGCTGGGTTTCCAACCGCGGTTATGCTTGTAATTGTTTTAAAATATCCGGAGCTAGTCGCGGTGCCAGCATTAGCACCCGTAAGGTTTTCGGTAAGAGCCGCACCATTTACATCTGTGCCAACTATATTAAACGATTTTGAAGAATCGTTACCTGCGGACAAAATTGTAACTTGCCGTGCAGAAGCATTTGTAACGCTACCGCCAGAAGCCAATGCCCCACCAATTGTTAATGCGGCGTTGTTACCAACGGATGCTGCCGTTGAAATACCGTCTGCGTCTAAAGCCACCTCATCGCTGATGATGACGGGGGTTACGTCTGATCCTGCCATTTTGGCCTCCTATAAATGAAGGCGGGGCGTTAACCCCGCCAAATTAATAATTACGCAATCTGAACGTACTCAATAATAAATGTGAACGATCCTGCGGTTGTGGCGTCAACAGTATTAGTGATGTTGCAGAAAATAGTTCTTGCAGTGTCTGTATACTGAACAGAAGCTGGCGCTGTTGTGCCATCTTGCGTCTGAAGAACTAATGCAGTCACCGTTACGTTGTGTACAACAACGGTTGTACCAGCATCCAGTATTTCGTCTGCCTGAGTCGCAACAATTTGTGCGCCAGAAGAAGATGTACCAACTTCGTAACCAATGTCACCTTCTCCGATAATTGGAGCAACGTCACAAAAAATCTTAATGTCAGTGATGATTGTGTTCGCTGGTTGTGTAAACTCACCGATAGTCGGGCTATCACCCGCTGTTGTGTTTACTGTAACTCCAGTGGCAAAGCCAACGTGCTTTACATACTTGTTAGTAACAATACCTGTAGAAGCGGTACTTGCTACAGTTGTAACTGCACCTGTGGTGGAATCTGTAGAAATTACTTGAAAGCCGTTTTGCGAACGTACTGGTCCGCTAAATGTAGAATTACCCATGGGAATCTCCTGTCAGGGTTAAGTCAGTCACACCATGCGACTGTCAGGGATGCTAAGACAATACATTATATTTTTACAAAAAGAAAGAGGCGATCCGAAGACCGCCTCTGACTTAAATAAATTCTTCCAATAGGGTGGCTAAAGGTTGAACCTAAATAACTTTATGCGCCAGGAGAACCAAACACACAACGTGGATCGCTAAAGCCAAAGCTATAACGCTCACGAGCTTTAAACCGCATGTTGCCAGTATCGAAGTCAGCTTCCATACCGGTAGACATAGGTGTGCGCTCATAGTGCATGAAAGCCGCGAGGAGCATCAGTCAAGATGAAGAACGCATCCGTATCAGTTAGGAAGTCGTTAACGGCGTAACCGTCAGGCAACATACCCATTGAACGAATTGCGTTAGTATCGTTGTCTGAAGTACCAGTGCGAAGGTTTGAAACCATAAGACGCTCTGCAACAAATTGCAGTTGACGTGGGATAACAAGTTTCAATCCGCGCAATGCGACTTTCAATCCACGCTCGTCAACGAAACCAGCAATGTTGATCAACGCATCTTCAAGTGAAGTTTCGTTTAAATCAGCAGCTACTGATGGTTCGTTTGCAAACGTGCCACCGTTTGTAAGAGGATGTGAAGCGTCACAAAGTGCTACTCCGTCTCCTCCAGCAGAAGCACCCGCAGTGAACGCATTGTTCAATACCGCAGCGGCTTTAACCTGCTTGGTGTGTGCCATCGAACGTGCAAGGGCGCGNGTGTAACGACTGCCGAGGCGGTCATACAAGTTGTCCTCGATTGCTTCCTCAGTAATTGAGAACGCAAGNGCGATGGTTTCGTGGTTGTACCGAGCAGTAAATGCTTCATTCGCGTCGTCAAAGTTGACGGCGGAACCTTCCGATTTAGTTGGCGCNGCGCCAAAACCGGATAGCATAACTTCTTCCTCAAACGCTCTATCTGAGGATTCGGTTGTNAAGATTTCAGAGTGCTGATTCTCGTATCGATCATACTCCATACCAAACAAGGCGTTGAGACCTGGTTCAAGCTCTTTCGCTAATTGTGCGCGTGAAATAGCCATAGTTTAGACCTCCTTATACGCCGGTCGTAGAAACAGTTCCAGCAGCAATGGAGCCAGTAGGCGCATTGAAGTGGTTGTTTATACGAACGATTAGTGGAATACCAGCAGCAGTGAAATCAGAATTGTCTGGGTCATCTTGGACGCCCATAATTCTTAACGCCAACGTGTTGGTAGTTGCGATAGTATTCAGATCTGCTGTTGCAGACGAAATACCAGTTGTTGTTGACCCAGAGTTACCTGTTGCAAGCGCAATGTTTGCGAACACAGCCGCACGAACCTCTGCCTCAGTATTTGCCGCAGAAACTACGTTAGACGTAGCGACTGTGAACAACTGATTTGGATCGTCGTACAGAAAGGCTTTGACAGGATAATTAGAATCCGCGCCAGAACCAGGCCATTGGTTAGAGAAGATAGTTTCACCAGTAGTAGATGAGACATC